AACCACCTTTCTTTCCAATACGTTATTAAATCGTTGTTTGAGTAGTCTATAAATTCGGGTTTATCTGTCTGCATAGTCAAAAACTCTTTCCAATTTTTAAGCAAGGGGGTCATATAGTATGCTCGTTTCCAACCAATACTTAAAATATCTTCGTTTGGGAAACCTAAATTAGATAATCCTACTCTTAAAGTTCTAAGTTTCCAATTAGAACCTTTTCCGTATTTGTAGCTTGCAAATCTTTCTTGCGGTACAAATTCTTTTATCAGTTCCCAACTTCCGTTGGCAGTTATATGAATATGACTTTTCCCTTGTGTATAGCCTAAAAATTGCCAATTTAAAAGTCTTGTGTAAATGGCTGATTTTTCAAATGCCCCAAAAGTGTCAATCATAGCTAAAACGGGCATTTTTTGTTTACCTGCTATAATCGTTGTTTTGCCTTCATACTTTTGTTTAAATGTTTCTCTTACTTCGGGAAACATAGTCGTTAAAGCCACCAACTTAGAGCCTAAAATTGTATTGTATGGCGGAACTGCACCTAAAATATAGGCAGTTAAGCAACTGTATAATCTTTCTTGTTTTTGTTCTCTGGTCCAACCTATGTATTCATCTCTTACATTGAACCCAATTAGTGGGTCGCAAAGTCCAAAAAGCCCAATAACTTTGTGATTTTGCTTGTCAAATACCAAAAAACGAATACGCCTGCCATAACCAGCACTTACAGGAACAGACCAAAAACTAAGACAATAAGCCCAGATTTTGTTAGTCATATTATTTTCTTGAACTTCTACAAGGTAAGGTTCTACCTTGTATAAGTCTATTTCATCAGGTCTGGCAAAATAATATTTTACTTTACTTTCATATTGTTTGCCGTTTTGGTTAGTAACAAGGGAAAGTTTCTTTTGAGTCAGACGAGCATCTTTTACTTCTAACCTTTTCATATCTTCGTCCCATTCTATGCCATAATCGGACAAATTTTGCAAAAGTTTCTCCCTTGCTTTTGCTACCTTGACAGATTGCAAAATCTCACAAAGTAATTGATTTTTAATATTTTGCTCATTATCAATCATACTTAGAAGGCTATAAGGCTATTAAGATAATTTACTCTACCATTTCCCATAAAAAACAGGGGGTAATTACCCCCTGTTTATGAAGTTACTCTTGTTCTTGTTCTTGCTCTTCTTTTTTTACTATAAACTCAAAATACCCATTTGAAAAGTAAGGGCAGTCCATATCATTGGAGTTATAGTAATCTATGTTTCCTGAAAGAACATCACAGATGTCTTTCTTCTTTAGATATTTTAAAATATCTTTTGCTCTATGTACAACAGAAAAGATTTGGAGACTTGTACGAAAATCTCTGTATTGAAGAGAGACATCATACATTCTTCCTACTCTTGTTTCGGCAGTTGTTGAAGTAGAGAAAGCTATTGCTTTACCGATTTTTGAGACTTTGATTTTTTTTCTGATTCTCATTTTAGTAACCCATCTGGGCGTTTATTAGTGATTGATTTGATTGAATTATCTGTTACAAATATAATAGGTTTTTTATTACTGTGCAAATATTTTTTACTTTTTTTTTTATTTTTTTTTCAAAAGTCAGTTTGCGTGCAGGAAACGTGGTTTTTTTAAAAAAAATCTTTTGAAAAGTTTAGAGTGTTTTAGAATTTTCTTAACTTAGAACGGTTTTTTAGATTTAGTTAGTGATGTATGCAAAAAGCACTGATTTTTAGTCAGTGCTTTTGCGTTTTTACTTCTATAAAATCTCAAAATACATTTCTTTAAGTATTTCGTAAGCCTCGCACGCTCGTTCTTCTATCAATTTCATAGCATCTACATCTTGCTCTATTTCTACAATGTGCAAAGCTATTTCTTTTTGCAGTCGAGGATCGAATGAAGCAAAAACGCCTTTAGGCTTCTTTGCAATAAGCATATTGCATTGAAGTTGATAATAATAGTCGCTATTTACTTTTTTAAGTGTTTCGTTGTCTTTGATATTAAGTTTGTATTTTAAGTGTTCGAGCGAGCTAAAAGGACATTTGATTTCTAAAACAGCGTTTTTGCTGAGCCCATCGGGGCTCCCACCCAAAAAACTGTAATTTTCGTGTTTTAGAAATCCTGCCTTTTCGAAAGGCATCGTAAAATATGCTTTATTTACCCACTTAAAAGCCCATTCCTCGTACTTTGTGCCCCATTCCATTGCTTGCGTAACAGATGAAGGCAATTCTATATTTAGCACTTCTGCTAATTTTTCTGTTATGTACGATTGTGCTTCTTTCGTTTCTAAACTTTTGCCAAGTATCCTGCTTATCTGCGATGCAGTAAAGCACCCTTTACGTGCATCAAACCAATCTTTTGTCCTTTGTTCCATCTTGCAAATCTGGGTTGTTTTCAGGGTTGATATTTGTTTCATAGACGCTTACATAATCGTAGTCGTCTCTATTTACATCTCTGCCAAAAAGTTTGCCTAAGTGCATCGCTGCGTTCTTTATAGCATACGATTTTGCAGAAGGCAAGCCTTTCTGCACCGCTCCTGGAACAATTTGAGACAAGTCGGAAGCTGCTGCGTTTGCTTTTGTTTGCAAATCAACAGCCCCCACGCCGTCTTGAAAACGCCATTCCTGCTTTATCGGGTGAAAATAATGCAATCTGACGACGCAAAAGATGCTTTGTGCTAATTGCCCACAGTTCAAAATTTCAACATACCAATCTTGGAAGATTTGCGTGAGCATTTGCTCCACCCGCTCAATTGATAGATATTTTGCGGGCACGTATTGCCCGTTTTTTTTAATTTTTATGTGTTCGTGTGCTTTTAGCAGCTCTGGTTTTGGGCGGGCGTTCAAAAAACGATTAAAAAGTTCTAAATTAGCAGTTTCTACACTTTGCTTTAAAACTTCTTTTGCTTTTATTCTTGGTTTTTCTTCTTGTTGCATAACTATAAATGTTTAGCGTAATAAATTAGTGTTTCTGTTTTTAGATATTGTGCATCTACGAGCTTTGCAGTTACGCATTGCGTAAGCAAACTACTAAGTATCTTTCTGTCCACGCTTGGGAAGCTATCCACAAGGTCCAAATAGCTAATTATGTCCTTTTTTTCAAGTAACTTATTAGCTACTTCTGCGACCTCGTCAATCAAAATTTTTTTCATAAGCAGCATTTTTTTTAAAAAGTTCGTAATAAATTTCTGCGTGCGTGCGGTCCGGGTCCTTGAGGCTTTCAATTTCCTCCCACTGCTCCTTTGTTAAAAAGAGCGTGCGGGGCTCTTTTCTGAGATTTTCGGGTATTTTTTTACGCCCGCTCCCTTTTTTTCTGATTTTTTTTTCATTCATATCATTCATAATGGTATTGTTTTAAGTTTTTATAAAATTACAAAAAATATTTTTTTTAAGCAAAAAAATTGCTATTTTTAAATAAAATTTAAAAAAATAGTTTAACTAAATAACTTCTACGATGTTTACATTAAATTCTGAAATTGATAAAAGTGCAAAGGTTTCTGTTCTTTTTGTTCGCAAAGACTCTATCTACAAAAGGTTAGGGGTCGATTGCTGGGATATTGAAAGAGACGCAACAAAATGGCAAGGGGGCAATGCAATTATTGCTCACCCTCCTTGCAGGGCTTGGGGGCAACTTGCACATTTTGCAAAACCAAGAGCCGGCGAAAAGGAATTGGCTATTTGGAGTATTGAGCAAATACGCAAGTTTGGAGGCGTTTTAGAACACCCACGAGCAAGCAAATTATGGGAAGAATTAAACTTGCCTGTTGGAAACGAAACAGATGAATTTGGGGGCTATACAATTTGCGTAAATCAAAGCTGGTGGGGGCACAAAGCAGAAAAAAAGAGCTTACTTTACATTTGCGGTGTTCCGAGAAACTTGCTTCCGGTTATACCAATAAATTTTGATGCAATAGAATACACAGTTGCAAGTAGAATTAAAAAGAAAACAGGCAGAAGGGTAAAAAAAGAAATTACAAAAAAAGAGCGAGAAGCAACCCCGGTAGAATTTGCAAAATGGCTAATACAAGTAGCAGCTTTATGTAACAAATTGAAGGGGCAAGAAAAGTAAAACAAACATAAATCTTTAATCTTATGAAAAAATCAAAGCAAGTCTAACTTTAAGCGAAATGTAAAACTCTAAAATTATGGAAAAATTCACACTAAGAGAGCTTTTAGCATTGGAGCAAGTACGCATACATTACTTGCAAGCTACAAGAGAGTACAAAAAATCTTTACGTAATGATACAGGTATACAAATTGAAAAAGCAAAAAATTTGTGTATAAACTATGGCTTATGTCATTTTGCCTACAGCATGAATTCAATAAAGCCAAAAGTTGTGAAGAACTACGAAGATTTGATTAGAAAAGTCTTAAAATGTATGAATTATGACCCATTCGCATACGTCTATTACAAGATAGAAAACTGTGAAACAAAAATTTTAGCAGAAATGGCAATAGAATATAGAAAGAAGCTACTGAAAAAGATGATAAAATTCGTAACTAAAAAGATATATGAAAAATCAAAGTAAATCCAACTTTAAGCGAAGCACAGAAAGTTATCTATACTTTTTGTGCCAAAATTCAGACCTTGTGTACTCTGAAGTAGCTTATGAAAATATATTCAGGGATTTGAAAGCAAGGAAGAGGCTAAAAAAGTTTGCAGAGCGTATGCAGAAAAAGTATCCTTTTTTATTAGTAGAAGAATAGACAAACTTATTGATGATATGAAAGTATTAAAACAAGAGAGTTAATCATACGAGGCTTTCCCGTGCTTACTGTAAAAAAAATCAAAAAAACATTTTTTATTACTAAAATTATTTGTATATTTGTATTGCCCTGAGCAAACAAAGGCATTTTCATTTTTTCTTAAATCACTCTTTAGTGTTCTAAGTCAAGTCCAAAGTGTTGGGGACACTTTGGGCTTTTTTATTATTGTTTTTATTTTCTTTCTAATTTAAGAAGAGAATTTTTTACCTTATTTTTTGTCAATAAAGATGCTTGAATATCAATGAGTTAAATGTTTTCTTTTTTTTGGCAATAAAAAAGTACCATTTTTATCCTCTATTTTTTGTCAATAAATTTGCATTTGTGCTTGAAATTGCGTACTTTTGCCCTGTCCTTTATGTTTAGGGCTGTTCAATTGGTTATTTTCCATTGTTCAGCCCTCCTTTTTTTTTGTTCAACAAATACGCTTCGGCTGCGGGCTTGGTACCTATATTAACTTTAATTTTCAAAGCGGCGGAAAATCTATTTTTGGATTTGCCTATTTTTTTGCCCTATATTCAATTATTTTTCTTCGGACGATAAATTATACCTTTTTTCAAAAATCTTTGCTTATAGAGCACTTAAAATGCGAAATTCAGGCTTTCGTTTTTTAGTTGATGCCACGCAAACTAAAACTTACTTTTTTTTGAAAAAATAAGGACCTAAAAGCTCCTGAAATTATCTATGAAAATTTTTTAAAAAAATCACCCCGAAAACTATTTTTAATAGTTTTTAAATATTTATAATAGTTTATATTAATTTATTATATTAATTAATTATTATTAATAAGGAGTGATTTGCGATTTTTTTGATTTTTTGGGCTTGCTTTGTACTTGCTTTGGTATGTGCTTTGTACTTGCTTTGGTAAATTTTACCAAAGCAAAATTATTTCATTTGATTATTTTTTGATGCTTTTTGGCAGTAATAAAAAATGTATTATTTTTAAAATAAAGCAGATTTTTTTTGGTTTTTCAAAAATATTTTTATTCCTTTGTGTTGTAGCAGAAAGTATCTTTTAAATCCGTGGAAAGATACCTTCTTGAAGGAGTTGCTTGTCAACTTTTTGCCCCAAAGACCACGGAACTTTGGGGCTTTTTTGTTTATTAACAAAAAATTTTTAACCTATGAACGGATATTCACTTAGTAAAAAATGGTTCTCTTGGGCTTTTGAAAACCCTCACCTCAACACCCCGGCCATCACAGCCCTATATTTTTTCATATTAGAAAAATGGAATAGATGCGGGCAAAAAGGCAAAATTATGCTTCATAATTCGGAGGCAATGCAAGCAATAGGGGTAAAAAATTACAAGACATACAAAAAATCTTTGATGGCTCTTATAGAGTTTGGGTTTTTAGAACTCTTGCAAGAAAGCAAAAATCAATACACTTGCAATATAGTTTCGCTTGTAAATTCTACACAAGAACAAGAACAAGAAATTGTGTTTGATGAAGCACAACCTACGTTTGAGGTACCAACCCCGCAACAGCCAACTCAACAAAAAATAAATGAAAATACAAGTGAACAAACAGCCATAAGTGAGCCTAAAAACATTGAAACTTTAAAGCAAGAACAAGCGAAAAATGCCCCTCAGAACGAAAATAAAAAGAAAAATGAGAAGAAGAAAGGCAAAGACCCTGCCCCACAAGACCCGCCTTTTACAAGTGTTCGTTTTGAGCTTGCTTGGCAGGAATTTGTAGAATACCGCAAATCAAAAAATAAAAAAATTAGCATATATGCTCAAAATCGGATTTTCAAAGAGCTCGCAAAAGAAAGCGAGGACATCGCAATAGCGATGATTGAAAAATCTATCAAAAATGATTGGCAGGGCATTTTCCCGCTCAGCGACACTGAAAAACAAAAGATAAAAACATCATCTATGATTGCCCAAACCGAAACCGTAGGCGAAAAACTGCCAAAGGGAGCGGTAATCTATAGAAGTAAAGCAGGGACTATAAAGTAACTTTTTACCAAAATGAATAACGGTTCGGTTTCATTTATTCCCTTTGAGGTTTTTAAACAGTCTTTGCAAGTTGAAAAAACCGTTTTAGAAGTTGCAGAAACAAACAACTTTGTAAAGTTCCTTATTGCCCTGTTTGGGGTTGAAGTTGCCAACCAGTTGATAAGCTGTTATTTTATTGGGACATCAAAACATTGGAACGGGGCAACGGTATTTTGGCAAATAGATACACAGGGCAAAATAAGAACGGGCAAAATAATGCTTTACAGCCCCACCACAGGCAAAAGAGTAAAAGAACCATTCAACCATATTTATTGGGCACACAAAGCCCTTAAAAAGCCTGAATTTGAGTTAAAGCAATGTTTTTTTGGTGAACACTTGCTAATTGATATTGATAAAACAAAACCCGTTGCCATAGTTGAAAGCGAAAAAACAGCTATAATTGCCAGCCTTTATTTGCCCAAGTTTATTTGGTTGGCAGCAGGGAGTAAAGACGGGCTGAACGCTGAAAAATGCAGCGTATTAAAGGGGCGAACCGTTGCACTATTTCCCACCCTCAACAGGTTTGAGAAATGGAGTAACAAGGCAAAAGAGTTATCACATATTGCAAATTTTATCGTTTCTGATTTACTAGAACGCAAAGCCACCGAAGCTGAAAGGAAACAAGGGCTTGACCTTGCAGACTATTTGATAAAGTTTGATTGGAGGCTATTCAGGGAAGGGGATATTCAGGAACAAACACCACAGCCCAAATTTGATATGAAAAAATTGAATAATATGACATTTGAAGAAAAACTTTTTTGGGAACTGTATAAAGACACAGAAGAGCATCTCGCTAATCTTAAAGAACATAGCGAAATCGCTAAAAAATACTACCTGCACGATATGAAAGAATTTTTTTTTAATCTTTTTGAACAAAAACAAGCAAAACAATGCAACAAAATAAAAAGAACTCCGAGAGACTAATTGCCACAAAAATCGATGCCAAACAGCCTTCCGCTCTGGATATTGAAGAGCAAATTCTGGGTGCTATCATCTTAGAACCGCAAAGCTCGTTTATGCTATTGCCCGCTCTGCCAAAACCTTCCGATTTTTACAATAAAACATATCAAGAAATTATGCAAATAATTCTTGATATGAAAGAAAAAAATATGGTGATAGATATTAGCACAGTTTCGCACTATGCAAAAAAAATGCTTAACAAGAACATTGCATACGAAATTGTTCATATCACAACGAAGGTAAACAGCTCGCAAAACATCGCTTCGCACTACTTTATACTTAAAGAGTATGCTTTAAAGCGAAAAATGATTGAAAGTTGTATAAAAACAGCTCAAAGTGCATATCAAGACGATACAGACGCTTTAGAAATTTTAAATGTGATACAAAAAGATTTGCAAGATATTACTTCTGATACATTTGAAAGCTCGCAAAAGCGAGTTTTTGATGGAGTAGAACTATACGAACAAACTCTTGCAAAAATTAAAGAAAATATACAAAAAAGATGGCTCGGAGAAGCTGCGGGCATAAGCACAGGTCTAAAACAGTTAGATGAAATACTCGGAGGCTGGAAGAAAGGCAAACTGTACTTTATTGCAGCACGCCCATCAATGGGCAAGACCGCAACTGCACTAAATTTTGCTTACAACGCTATAAAACAAAACAAAAAAGTTTTATACTTCAGCCTCGAAATGACAAAATACGATATATTTTTGAGGCTTTTAGTGCTGGAGGCTAATTTTTTGATAGATGAATATAACAAGAAAGGTTACTATGTTGAAATGCTTAGCAACCTTGAGGCTGAAAACGGCAATGTAACAGAAGAACAATTATTTTTCTTGGAAAAAGCAGGCGAAACACTTAATCTTGAAAATCTTTTCATTACAGATGCTTCAAAAGTAACAAATCAGGAATTTAACAGCATTTGTTACTCTCAAAAAATGAAAACAGGTTTAGATTTAGTTATTTCAGACTACATACAGCTAAAAAAAGGCGACAAGGCTGAAAGAAAAGATTTAGAACTCGGTTCAATCTCGGCAAACAGCAAACAAATTGCAAAAACACTTGATATTCCTGTCATAGAACTTGCTCAACTAAACAGAGATGTTGAGAAAAGAGAAAATAAAATCCCGCAGATGTCGGACCTTAAAAATACAGGCAATTTTGAAGAAGATGCAGATGTGGTGATTATGCTTTACCGACCAACCTACTATGGTATTGAAACATTTGAGGACGGCACGTCTGCACACGAAAAAATCGGTTTTTACATTCGCAAAAACCGTTCTGGTGCAGTTACGCCCGATGCCATCATCGCAAAATACATACTTCCTACCAATCAAATAAAAGATTTAACTTAAACGGTTGCCATCGATGCCCCCCCGATGGCATCGATGAGTGGTACCTAAAAGTTGAAAAATGAAAAATTAAACCCTTTATTATCAGCAAGTTATGAAAGCAAAAAAGGCGTATAATTAACAATAACTCCGATGCCATCGATGCCATCGATTCAAACAGATTTAACTTTTTAACTTAAAAATATGGCACAAACAACAGTACAAAAAACATTCATAATTCTTAATCTAATCGCACAAGTAGAAGTCTGGATAGATAGTCTTGTTGAAGAGCTCAAAGAAAAAAAACAGCATATTAAAAATAATAAAAATGCTGGTGGTAAACTTGAAGGAGTACACAGCGTTTTAGGCAATAATAACGTCGCTTTTAGGCTTAATAGCATTAAAAACAACATAAGAGGGCTAAAAGATGCACTAAAAGCAATTGGCTTTGATAACGAGCTAAATACATATCTTTCAGCTGGCATTTACAAGTTGTTGGATTTAGTTGTAAAGCAAGACACAGAGAACCTCAATGCCATCAATCATATTGCGATGATGATGCTGGACGAAGGTATCACACACGAGAATATATTCATATTTACTAATCCAACAACTATTAAATACGCAAAAAAATTGGTTGAACAACAAACAAGAATGTAACTAATGCTCTTGTTTTGTTTGGTCAATCGTCAATTTGCTTAATATCGTAGCCGTTACGCTAATTGTTAAAGTGTACTTTAGCACTTCAATCAGGGTCGGGTGCACATAGTCTAAAACTGTTTGGCTTTCTAAAAAAGGCAAAACAACTAAATGTAAGCCCGATAAACTTAGCGTAACATAATGCACCTTTGCCCAAAATTTTGGCATTTTGCTTTTCCATCTGTTAATCAATTCTTTCATATCATCTTACGTTGTTTCGTTCTAATTTTAGCTTTATATCCATCAACATTTTTTCAATATTGTCAAAACGCTCCCAAATACGAGTTTCTAAATCCTCGTAATCACTTCGCATTTCTTCAATACGTTTTTGTATCTCTTTTTTATTCATATCAATATCTTTTTGCATTTGTTCGTTTTTTAATTCTAATTTCAGAACACGCTCCCGCATAACGCCCCACGCAATAAAGATAGATACCAAAACCGTGATTACTTTTTCAACCCATTGAATATTTTCCATATTTATCAAATTTCTTTTGGGAAACTATTTAGTCTATTGAGCCAACCTTGTAAAAAAATTTTCATTTGAGGACGAGCCAACACAAGATTTCTATAAAAACGCTCTCGTTCCTGCCAAATTTTCTTGTAAAGCTCCGACTGATTAGCTTTGTTAATAGCTGCGATAGTTTTTATGCCTGCGATGCCATCTGTTGCTAAGTTATTGCCCATCGAGTTCAAAATGCGTTGCACTCTTACAATCGCTATACCAGCACCAGAATTGATAACCCAATCGATGATGATTTCTGCAACTTTTTGATTGTGTATCAAATGCCCGCCGTTTGCTTCCCAAAACCACTTCTTATAGATAGCTTTTGCGTCTGCCTCTGTGATTAGTGCAACATCTTCGCAAGTAATTACACCATCGCCCGTTTTATCGTAGCCAAAACGCCTCCACGTGTCAATTGTAATTCCTCTGTTTGTACAGCCCCCTGGATCCTCTTTGTAGTCGCCATATCCGCCCTCCCATTTGAGCACGTGCGGAATAAATTTCTCAAAATCTGCCATATTACATTATTTTTTATTAAAAATTTTTCCTAAAAAACCTTTGCGTTTTGTCTCGCTTTTTGTACTGTCTGTAAGCTGTAAATTCTCTTTGCTTTCTACTTGTAACAAACTTTTTAAATCTATTGTGCCGTTTCCCTTCGCTTTTATTTTCTCGTTGTTGATATACAAAACTGTTTGCGGAGGACATTCGGGGCACTGAGGGCATTTTTCTGTAAAAAACTGCTCCTTTACGATGTAGCCCGCCGAAAAACCCAACGAGGCAAAGCACAATGCAAAAATTATATCTTTACTAAACATATTTTATGAATTATTGCTAAATATTTCAAAAAAATCTGTATGCGGAGGCAATAAATCTGTAATATCCTCTCTTATTTCTTTGTAATGCAAATCTAATTTATATTTTGCAGGTTGTACTAAGAAAAACCACAAATTTTTTTTGTGTGCTTTCCGTATCACTGCCCACGTTTCTGTGCCTTTTTTGTCAGGAAAGCCCATCTTTGCGTTGATTGCTTGCAACGCTTCTTCTGCTTTTTTTTTCGTGTTAAATACGTAATACATAGCCCTAAGGTATAAAATTATGATACGCTTGTAAATATGATTGTAATCTGTTGCGTTGGTCTGTGGTGAGTATTGCAGAAAACAGTATTACACGAGAAATGTTGCCATTCCAATTCAACGCACCAGCGGGGTCTTGCCCTATCGCCAAATCTTTGTATGAACTTGTAGCTGTTACATAAACACTTTTAAATTCGTTCATAGGTAGAAATGATGCTGTATTTATGTTATTTATAGCTACGTAATTGGTAACCTCAGGAACGCTATTAAAAATATTTGTAGTATTAAGCAACCCAAAAATACCTAAATGAAAAATATCCCCAACTGTTCTTGTTGAAACCAAACAATTGAAAAACCCAAAATTTGAATTATTAAAATTTGCTACCGCTACCGCTGAAAGCACAGCGTCTTCTGTAAGTACATCTACCGCAAAAATCCCTTTAGTCCCATCAAAAACGCACGTATCTGCAAGTTTTACAGGTTGTTGGCTTGCAACACCTTGCGAAACCGTAATGCCTCTATCTATGTAATCTACAACATAATTCACCCCGCCGTCATTTCGCAACGTGAAAGCACTATTGTTTTTTGCATTAAAATCAAAAATAATAAGTGCCTCAATATCAGCGTCTAAGGTCGGTGTGCCCGACATCATACTTGCAAAGAAAAAATTGCTCATATTTATTTATATTGTTACAATTGGAACGTTGTAATAACTGCCGTTTACTAAAATAAATTCACTAAACGAAAACGCAAAAACAGCAACTTGCCCAGCAGGCACACGAACCGTAAAACTGTTAGAAGTAACTGCACTCACAGGAATTGAAAAGTTTTGCGAAAGCCTAAAAAAATATTGGTTATGAACAAAAGTTAAATCGTAGCCCGCACTATCTTGCAAAAGCACTTGCACGTAAGAACCTTCTTGTGATAAAGCAGGCAACATATTTAAAGTTGAGTTCCCTAATAAAAGGTCAATATTTGCGTGCAAATTTCTTGGAGAATTTAGTAAATCGTAAGTACCATTCAAATCGTCTAATTGTTGATATAAAGTATCAACATATTTTTTAGGCACAAAACCTTTTTCATCTATGCTGTTGTATGAAGGCAAGTTAAAATAACGTGCTTTATTGTTTACAACAAGACCATCATTTGCAGAAAGCGTCATAAAACTTTCTGCATTATTTACCCCATCATCATATATGACGTTCCATTCAATTGAACTTGAATAAAAACTCTCTCTTGCATTGCTATCGTTGTTTGCATCGTTTAACTGCAAAAAGAACCCTGAGTTTACAAGTGAACCGTTTTTAGAAACAAAATTCGCAATTAAAGCAGTAAGACCTTGAAGAGTATCATTAAAACCATCACTTTCAGTCTGCAATTCTTCAATCAAAGCATTGTATTTTGCTACAAAATTGCACATTGTTTCTGTGTTTGCATCTACTTGATTATCTAAAAAATTTGCCATATTATTCACAATTTAATTTTAAACCATTTTTTTCAACTATTTTGCACGTTGCCATTCGCACGCAGAAATCGTCTTGCTCTGTTTTTATATCATAATCACCTCCAAAATCATAAGATTTTCCGTTTATTTTTATGTTCCTGCCTTGCAGAAAAATCTTATGAAGCATTTTATGAAATTCATCTGTAACTAAATCTACTTTTAGCGTGTATTCGTAGTAAGTTTGAAGCCTGCCAACCCGCCTCGCTATCCCAGATGTGCTTTGATAGATTTTTACGTTGTTTGTCTTTGCTTGCATATTCGTATAGTAAATAGGCAAACGCTGTTTTAATGCTTGCCAGCCCCAAGAAAATTTTAATTCATATTCTAAAAACATTGAATAACAATCTGTATTCAGATGAAAACAAGTTATTCCAGACTCGTAGAGAGGCAAACAATATTCAGAAATAGCGACAGTACAATAATCTTCAATAACCGTCCCGCATAGCAAATTGATAGGTCTTTCTACTAAACCAAAAAAAATACTCCCTTCTTGCACGTTTGCAAGAGGTGTAAACCTGATTACTTCATAATCATCGTGCGTTGCAAGAACGCTAAAAGAAAAACCCTCCAAAACTGCATCATATTCTCTATTTTTCACAACAATATCAAAGCTCTCACCAGCTCTAAAAGGCAAGCTATAGCGATGACAAGAGCAAGCAGTGTTCGGAATAATACCGTTTAAAAAGCCTCCAACTATTTCCATTATATCAAAACCAATTTAATAGTTGCTATCTGTTCAAATAATTTATATCTTAAATCTTCAATATATCCACTCCTAACAACCCCATCACAAGTTGAAAAGTCTATTTTTTTCCTTGTGTTTGCTTTTATCAAATCAAATTGACTTTTAGTCATATTGCACTCAAATTCAACAAAAATACATTTGAACAAAGGATTGTTTAACGCAAACAATGTCCCATCGAGCACCGCACTGTAGCCATTTTGACACGAAACTGCAATCGTATTGTTATCTACCACAAACCCTCCCGTTCTTGCTGTTTGTCTCAAAAACCCTCCTACACCTTTCACTGTCCCATTACTAAATTCTCGTATGTAATTTAATAAATTTCTGTTTGGATTTATGCGTGTATTGTAATATTTTCTTACAGTCGTTTGCTCGCAAGTAAAAGGTGAATTTCCAGCTTGCACACACAATATAAACCAACTGTTATCGTATTGCGTGTCAGTTGTCTCTAAAAATCTTGTTCTTCTTGTCTTTTCAATCAAATAAGAGCCCGCAATTAGCGTAGAAATTGCGTTTTTAGTTTGTTTAAATTGTGTTATGTTCGTCGCTTCATATTGTCTTGTTGAATTAAACTCTAAAAGCCCTTCTGTATATTCAGTTTCCCATTTTTGATAGCCAATATCAATCAATTTGAATATCTTATTTGTTGCAAGACTTGTTTTAATATCTACCCCTTCTGCATTAAAAAAACTTGAAGTATTATCAAAAAATGTGTCTTTTGGCTCAATTCTGATGTATTCTACGTTATTGATAACTTCGTAGGCAAGTGCTAAATTATCAATAGCTCTTAATCCATCAAAAATTTCTTTAAATGAAGCAACCGCAATATTTTTGTCTCTTATATGAAAACCTGTTGTAAGAACTCGCCAAGCACCGCAACCGTTTGCACCGTAATCCCTTTGCCCAGCCCTGCCATAATACTTTGAATATAGCTGTAATTGATTATTAGACGCTTTTTTGATTAAATCGTCTAATAATTCGTGTACTAAATAAGATTTTACTCTGCTTGTAGGGAAAGGGTCAGAGTTGAAAAATATTTTAACTGTATTGTCAACCGCATCGTAGGGAGGAGAATTGATAAATGCCTCACCCCAGCGAAATTTCGCTCCCCCGCTGTACGGAATTAACGTATCGCAGCCCGTAGGGTTTGGGTTTCTATTGAAAGTGTATCTTATATTTAAAATATCTCCTACGTTGCAAACTCGTGAGTACGTCCCACCTTCAAAAATTGCTTCATAATCGTAGCCTCCGAGCGGGGTGTAAAGCTCTTGCCCCTGAGGGTCTAAATCGTAAGGTCTGAGCGTAACAGTTTGCCCAAAAACCGTAAAACTCGCACTGTGAGCAGGCGAAAAATTGTCCTCACTTCCTCGTATGCAATTATCAAAACCTGTTCCTAACTGCACCACAGGAATAGTGAAATTGATTGTAACAGGCTTAATACAACGCAACCAAGTATCCGTCCCGTCCTGCTCCCAAATGAAATAATTTTCAAAATCGGGTTCTTGCGAGCGGACCGAAAAAACCGCTTTCCGCTGGATTGGCGTAGGTGTGTAAGGGTCGGGACTTGTGCTTTGCGTAGGTTCGCTATTTAACCACGATAAAGCTACAAACAATTGAAATATTACTCCGTGCATATCCACTTGCACGCTTGGAGCGTTTACAACGCTTTCTTTGCGTTCTACATTGTTAGCAAATACAACTAATTTGTCAATGCTTTCAATATTACAAGTAAAAACACCGTCTTCATCTGTATAAGATGTCAAATTAAGCCTGCCACGATACAAAAAACTACTATCGCAATCGTCTATTACTTCTAAAATTATTTCATTTTCAAAATGTCCGTTGTCTAATGCTTGTAATATGATATTTCTTGCATCTCCATCAAACCCTAATTGCCCGCCACGTTCAAAAAATATTCCTTCATAATTGCTATCTTTACGCAAAATAAGCTCCAAATCCGTAAAACCAACAGGCTCTTGGATTGGATAAGTTGTAAGATTGTGTATGAGATTAAATGAATAAGCCATACTATAAAGAATATCTCTTGTTTAAAAATTGCTCTGTTTGATTTCTTGAAGAAATATAGTGATTTATGCCGTTTTCGTCAATATTGATATAATGCGTGCTTTGATTTTCTAATGCAGAAGCTAATTTATCAACTTTGCTTAAAAGTGCTTTTATTTCGTTTTTAAGCGTATTTTCGCTTTGATTAGTGAAATCTTTTACAAATGAATTAATTGCCTCTGGTGGCACTAAACCGTTGTGTATCGCCGATAACGCAGGGAAATATGCCTTGTTCGTTTTTGCTGACACAACCCTTTCGCCGGCTGAAAGCCTCGCAAGAATAGAGTCGCTTGTTTCTGTGCCAGGACCTTTCAACATTTCAACGCCTTCTTTGAATTTTGGGATAGGTCGTGAAGCAACTAATGCAGCTTGAATTGCCCCTTGTGTGATAGCAAATGCAGAAAAAGGCAAACCGAACGTTTGCGGGCTTGTAGCAAGAGATTTTACAACTGCTAATGCTGTGTTGATAGCAATATCAAATAATGCTTTGTTTTTTTCTGCCCTTGCTTGTCCTTCTTTTATCTTTTTTTCTTCATTTGCAAATTTAGTCATAATAAACTGCTTGTTTTGCTCGTTATTGCCCGCTAAACGCAATTCTTCTTCTTGCTTCGCTTTTAAATTTTGCAGTTTTGCTTCGCTGTTTATTCTATCAAACTCAAACGCAGCTTGCCCAAGCGACTGCCCAAAATTAAAAGTTGCTTCTATTACTCGCTTCTCCCATTCTTTGCCTTCTGCTATTATTCGTTGCTTTTCTTCTTCAGCACGCTTTGTTGCTTCAACTTCTTTTTCTATTGCATCTAATTTCGCTTTATTCGCTTCATCTAAAGCCTTTTTTTGCTCTTCTAACGATTTTTTGAAAATTTCTTGTTTTTTCTTTTCTTTATCTGAAAGAATTTTCCTGCTTTCTTCTTCAGTTTGTCTTTCAATAAGCAAAATTTCACTGTTTGTTAGCTTTTTAGTTTTTATTGCGTTGTTTTTATCTATTTCGTATTTTATTTTTGCTTGCTTGTTTTTTTCTTCTATTACAGCAAGTTCCGCACGTGCAAGACTTTCTTGCAAGCTAATTTTCTCTGCAACGCTTAAATTTTCTGCTTGTAAAGCCTCTTTGTACCTTGCTACACGAAATTCTGCTTCTTGCAACGCTAATTCTTGCTCTGCTTTCAGTTCTCTAAGCCTGAATTCTGCTGCTTGTCTTGCTTTTTCTTCTAAAAGACGTTTTTGCTCTTCTAATGCTCTTTTTCTTGCTTCTTCTGCTAATTTTGCCTCTTTTTTGCGTTCTTCATCTGCCTTTTTTGCTTGTTCTTCTGCATATTTGCGAGAAGCTGCAAATACTTCTTCTTCTTCTTTTTTAAGAAAATCTAATCTATCTCTTTCAAGTTTTAATGTTTTTGTAGAAATCCCAAACTTGTCCAGAGACTCACTATTTAACGCTTTTTGATATTCTAATTGCTCTTGTTTTATTTTTGCAATTCTATTTTCGATTTCACTTAATCCAAAATAAGACTTTAGTATTTCTTTTCTATCTTGCAACTCTTTCTCACTCATTCCCGCTTTTTTGTATTCTTCTAATTTTCTCTGAACAGCTACTATTGCTTCTGCTTGCTTTGCGTACAATTCGTTAAGTTCTTCTGCAAGTTTTTTATCGCCTTGTTCAGCGAGTCCCAAAATCCTTTTTTTCTCAAAAACTATGTTTACATTTTTTAGCGTTTTTTCCAAATCTTCATAACTCGCTTTTTCAAGATTGATGTTATCTATGTATTCTCCATACTTTGATTGTAATTCATTTATAATGCGAGTCCTCGCTTCACCTTGCACGTTTGTATCTTGCAAAGCCTTCACAAGAGCTGTAAATTCGTTTCTTTCACTTTCAATTTTCTCTTCAAATGGAATTTCTATCAAGTCTTTGATAGTATTTAGAAAAGATGAAGAAATATTTAATGCTTCTGAAAACGCATCTTTAAAACGCTCGCCGACCGCTAATTTCAGTTGGTCGAACGTATCACCTAAATTTGATAATTGCCCCTCCAGCGTTTTAGAAATAGCCGCCATACCACCGCTAACGCCCTTCAAATCCCCAAGACTTAGGATATACGCTCTTACAGCATCGTTTGTCTTTGCTACTTCTGTAGTAACACCTTTAAAGCTAAACGCAATTTTGTCGCCGTTCTGGCTTGCTTTTATGCCGAATTCTTTTAAACGCTCAAATTCAAAGCTCTGTGCATCTAAAATTGCCTCAGTTAGTTGGTCAAATTTTTTGCCCGTCGCACTTGCAAGGTCTCCGAGTTTTCTCATCTCTTCAGTTGTGGGTTTAAAGCCCGCGTTTGCAAGTTTTACAAAACTTTCTGTTAATTCTTCGACCGCAAACGGCGTAGATGAAGCAAAATCGTTTATTTGCTTCATTGCTTTTTGTGCTTCCGAACGGCTACCTAAAGTATTTGTCAAAACAGCCTCAAACTTTTGAAATGTCGCAGTAGTTTTGAATACTTCTTGTGTAAAATCTTTGATTTTATCTACCGCAAAAAGCCCTGCAAGAGCCACACCCGCCATTTTTGCAATACCTGAAAGTTTCGATATATGACCTTGAGTAGATTGCAAACCTTGATTGGCACTCTTATTCGCTTCCTCAAACGCTTTTTTGCGTTTTTTTTCTGCTTCTGTAATGCTATCTAAGCCTTGCCGAGCCTCCTGGTCGCCTCGTATTCTTACTTCAATATCGTATATCTTATTTGCCATCTAACGCTTCTATGTGTTTGTAATATTCTTCTATTGTCATACGTTTAACGCTATCGAGCGTCTGATGCGTTCTTTGTGCGAACGCAATGTATCCATCAAGCCTGCTCTTACGACTTCTTCTGACAAAGAATTCATAAGGAGTTCCAAATGTCTTAAAATTTCTTCGTTTTGAGCTTTGTAGTATTGACTTATACTCAATGCTGAGCTGTCTAAAAAGGGAATGAACACCTTGATAGGCTTTTTCAAAAAAAAACTATCAACATCTTCATTTTGCTTCCAGAACGCTATTTTCTTCTCTGCAAACGCTAAATCGTAGCTGTAAGGGTCTTCGTTTTCTTCAACATAAATAATAGAAGCTAATTTGTAAAGCAAATCTATGTTTGTAATATGAGTCAATCTTGATTTTAATAATTCAGTATGAATAGCAACTTGACTTAATTTGCCTTTGTCGCAAAGTTCTAAAATAGCATCACAAAACATTTTCAGATATTCAAAATCTACTTTGCAGTCAAGTTCTGTATAAACGTCCTGAGCGGATAAAGCACGCTCAACAGGCATCAACATTTCATCAGAAAATTGATAAAAACACTTTCCACCGCTTGCAAACGCAAATTGCATCTGCTTTGCAGGAGGGTTTTTTTTCTTGAAAAACCTTGCATATAAATTTTTTATCTTGTTCAACTGCTTTAACATATCTTTACTGAATAGTTAAATTCAAACTCTAAAACGTATGTATAGACGTTTGTTTGATTGTCTTCTAAATATTCACTTGCTAAAAACTTTTCAGCAACAAAATTCATATTTAAAACAGTAGCTTTGACAAGTTCTACTAAGTCAAAAATCCTCAAACCTTGCACAAATTGCGGACTTTGGATATTTGTGTCAGCAAAGTTTTCTTGAATTACTCTGATTGTTACACGAGACTTTGCTCTTTGTATTCTACTGCTTTCTTGCTTTTCAAAAGATGTTTGAATTTTGATAGTTGCTTTTGGCAAAATAGCCTCCGAGCCCACATCTGAATAATCAGATCGGTGCAAATCAATGATTTTTAATTCATCAATTTGTGCTAATTCATTTGCAATATCTAAATACAGTTCTTTCATACTATTAAAAAAGGGTGCTAAAAATCAACACCCTTTTTTTAAACCAACTAACTTCCAAAAACAAATACATATTATCTAAACAAGTCTAATTGTGCTTGTGCAATGCCAGAAACGGGTTTTGCTAAGTCTATATTAGACCACGTCATCGTAAAATTAAAGCTCCTAACCTCTTCTAAATTTTGCGTTAAAGGCATTGTAGGAACAATCGTAACGTCTCTGTTGCCTGAGTAAAGCATCTCTTGAAAATTTCCTGTTATGAGCACAATCCCAAAATTCTTCGCTTTACAAAGAGAATTCATAAGAGCCCAATTCTTTGGATTGTACTCTACTTTTCCCGTTACTGTGTGCTTTCTGCCTGCGACTTGCTCCACTTTTGCCCCGTAAGCCTCTTGAATAATGTTCGGAACGCCTCCATCGTACTCCGCTGTGACATCGTCTAAAACAACGACATCGTCCAACAAATCAGGCAAATCGGCATAATTCCAAGATGCTGCAAGCCCAAAATCGATGCCACCGACTTTAATAATGCCAATCGCGACAATTTTAGAATAAAAAAACGGGTCTGTATTGCAATCTAAAGGGAGATACGTCCCTAAATTTCCACAACCGTAAGGCATATTTACCTCCTTTTTTTAATATGTTTTTTTTTAGATACCTTCTGCAATAATCGCAATGCCTCGTCCGTCTGAGTAGAACCTGCTACCTCCTGCAAGCATCGTTGCAGAAAACTCCGTACCTCCGTGCTCTTGCTTAATTACCACAAGACTTTCTTGTGCAATAGCACGAGAGACGAATTGTGGGTGCCAAGCAATTGCCACATTACAACTGTCTGAAGTCGTTGCGGTAGGTGTCAACGTATCAGCCGCTTTTGGTATGACCATTGCGTCATCTGAATGGTCAAAAAATGGCAATTGTGAACGCATAAATACGTTAAATCCATAGATTTTCACAATAGCTCCATTCACCAACCCGTTCGTGGTGCCAATGATTGTGCTATCTAAAAGATTTTGGATTTCCAGCAAGTCCATTTCCATTTCGGGTGGTACCACCAAAACACGCTGTCCGTCATCAGGGACATTGTCTTTGTTCATAGCCCTCCTTGCTGCTAATATATCAGCAAGCGTTAATTTTTTTCTTGTGCCTGTGCCGTTTGCAATGCGTAAGTTCGCAGCTACATCTGCTCCTGTTGTGCGAAGTTTTGTCTTTGCCCCAGATGCCCAATTATACAATATTCTCATCGCAATATCGTCCAAAAGACCCGATAGGTGGTCTTGGATTACATCTTGCCTCTTAGAATAATTGATAATCATTTCCTCTGTCCAATCGATTTTGACGGGAATTGACTGAAACTCGTGTAGCGTGTAGCTTCGTAGCGTGTCGGGTCTTGTGCCAACTGTTAAGGCAACAGTGTCTCTGTCGATTACAACATTTGCTTTTACGCCGCTTTGGTTCCAGTTCACTGTTTTGCCCTTTGCAGAGGCGTTCCAATTTCTTGAATATTGCAAACATTGATTAGATGCAAATAAATTCCTTGCTAAATCTGCAAGAAACAATTGTGTTGCGGTTGAGTATGTGTTAGGTGCTGCCATTTTTTTATATCTTAAATGCTTCTTCTAAATATTTTGCTACTAATTGTGCTGATTGTTCGCCGTTTTCTTCATAAATAGACAAGAGTCTTTCAGGGTCCTCTTTTTCAAGTTTTTGCCAAGAAAGAGACTTCAATTCTTTGTCCTTGTTTGTTTGCTCAAACTCGCTCATTTTCTTTTGACTTTCTATGAGCTTTTGCTCAATTGATAATTTTTCAGCTTTTAGTCTGTCAGCTTCAGCCTCCGCCTCTGCCAACCTTTTTTGCAATTCTTCTTCCATTTTTTTGTCTATTTCGTTTTGAATACTAAGTTGCACTGCTACTGTTTTTTGTGTTTGCTCTTGTGTTTCAGAAGCATTTTGAACATCTAATTTGTATTTTGCTTGTGCTTCTGCCATTGAGAGCTTTTTATACCCGCCATCTTCTTTTTCTTCATATATCGCCAAACTCACCGCCTCGCCGTTCGCGGGAATTGTCGCAAGCGACACTTCAATTAATTTTGATTTAGTTACAGTAGGTAATGTTTGCCCTGCAAGCATCAATGAGGGGTCCTTGCTTGTCTCTTTTATCAAAATTCCTAAACTTGTTGCATTGATAATACCGTCCTGAACGTCGTTCTTCCACTCTTGCCCTTTTGCGTTCCGTGAAAATTGAGGATTAGAAACGTATAATTTGCCGTCTTTTTTCTCAATAGAAGTCCATTTGCCGATGCGTTCCCAATGATCGCCGAGCATTATTGGGTTGTTTCTAAAATCCTCAATATCAATGCCATCTGTCAATACACGAAACCCATACGCATTGACGTTTTCCGTACTTGCTATGAAAGTTTTTTCTATGATTTCATTTGCAACCATCTACAAAATCAATTTTTTTTGCTAAATTAAATGAATTTTTATTAAATTTGTGAATGTGTGCCCACAAAACATCGGAAGCAATTATGAATAAAAACAATAAATATAGTAACTTTATCAAAACAAGAGTTACAACTAATAAAAAAGAAGCGTTTAGAGTTCACGCAGAAAAAAAAGGTTTTGCGATGAGCACACTTCTAAAAAAATTGATGGATAAAGATATGAAAGAAAATATTATCCCACCGAATTTTTAACGTTTAACACTTTAAATTTTACAAATATGGCAAAATTAACAAACGCAAAAATCGAGAGAAACAAAGATGATAATTTCAAAGACACTATCTACATTCAGTACAACGAAAGCACAAATACAGATGAAGTGCAATCCTTACAATCGCTGAAAGCAAAGCTACAGGACCCCGCAAATCAGCCAAAAATCACCATTTACGACGTTTCTGACACGATTACATTTGAGATAACGTGGCAGACACCTTAATAAAAATATGAAAAATAATGAAACTTGTAAGGCAAATTACAGAAACAATAGCTGTCTTAGTTGAAAATGATATATTGAATAACTTTGATAAAGAAGCGTTCAACAATCAAGCTTGGGGACCTCGCAAACGCGAGGACAGGCAACAAGGACGGCGTGCTTTACTTGTAAAAACAGGGCAGATGAAGCGTGGAATTAGTGTAAGAGTTGAGGGCAAACTAATTGCTGTGTATTCAGATATGAATTATGCAATATATCACAATGAAGGCACAGATAAAATCCCGAAAAGGCAGTTTGTTGGCTTTACAGATGAATTAGAAAAGCAAATAGACAAAGAAGTAGATGCTATTTTAGAAAAATTTTTCTCTGAATAGTTTGATGTGAAAAGATGATACAAAGAAACCCCTCATTGAGGGGCTTTTTTGTATTTATATTTATGAAAAAATCGTACTAATTCAAAAAGTTGTTTTTTATTTACTCGCTTTTATTAAGAATTTCATTGATTTTTGATTTTTCTTCATCTGAAACGTCAAAATAAGTGTGTTTCTCAGGGAAAACAACGCCTTTTTTTGCAGTATTTGCCCAAAACATTGAAGGCATATCATTTTTAATTTTAGTCATTTCTTCGCTGCTTACTTCTTTGCCTGACGTGCCTTTCTTTACTCTTTTGACCGTACAACGACAATTCCAACCATTCGGAGGATAAAAAGTATCCCAGAAAGGCGAGTCGACAGGTTCCACGATGCCGTTCAATTTGCTGTGGTCGGCTCTTGTTCTGTCATCTTTTACAGCTACGTATTGCAAATCAAACAAATCTTTTGTTTCATCAAAAATTTGCCATTTTTTAGCCATCTGAGAACTTGCAACGGCGTGGTTATATTCAGCTTTTAGGTAGTTTAGATTGTAATTGTTGTTAAGAGAAATGACATCTTTTTGAAATGTATCAAAAGACTTTAAAGCACCGTTCTTATCCACAAGCAAATTCGTAACTTCTTTTAGTTCTCTGTAAGACTTAAAACCTGAAAAATATTGAATATCTGACAGAAGTTTATCAACGAGCTCTTTTTCACTGCTTGAAATAACATTGTCAAAAACTTCTCTGACAGCTTTTGAAATCTCTTTCTTTGTTAAATTCGTCAAACTTCTTATGATTTGTTCAAAAGAAAATATGTCTATTTTTTCTTTTTTCTTGAAAAACTCATAAGCCTCGTATGCAAACTTTTGAAGCAGGGCAAGAAAATCATCTAAGATGTTGAGCTTAACAAACTGCCCTTCATTTGTTAAGCTCTGGCGAAAGGGTAGCCATCATCGTCATCACAGCATTTTAAATTCAAGTTATTTTCATTTGCAGTTGTTTGAGGCGTGGTTTCTTTCAAATTTCTGCGTTCGTGAAAAAACTCAAATTCAAACTTAAATTCATCAATGCCTTTATACGCACGCCCTTGCTTTGCCAAGAATTTAAGGACCTTGCTATTTATTTCATATTCAATATACTTCATATCGGACTCCACCCACCAATCTAATTTTCGTTCTTGCACTTCTGCCGAACCTACGTAAGATTTTTGCTCCATTGTCGCCGTTTGTCCTACAAGCGACTTTGCTATTTGCGTATCGTTAAAATCAATGAACATTTTAAACGTATCAACATTTGTGCTTGCTGTTGCGTTTAATGCTCCAATTTCGTCGCTATCATCGAAAACGCTAAATCCGTTCCTGCCAAAGTTGTCTAATAATTCATAATACGCTTGCTTGTCTTTTGCACTTGTTTTTACGTACCGATGTGGCATACCGAACTTTTCATTGTACTTTGCCCAATCAGAAACCGTAAAATTCTTATACATTACCCGTTTGGCAGGTCTTACAAGTAAGCCCAAACTCTGATAATTGCCGTCTATTTTGCCGAACTCGAGCACTAAGCTGAATTTATCTAAACTTTCGCCTTCTAAATCTCCGTAGGGGTCTCTTAAATAGACCCTACGGCGTGGATTGATGTTTTGTCTCGGAATTTTTGTAAATGTTGTAAATTCATTATTTGCAAAAAAATCTGCATAATCAAACTGTATCGTTGTATAACCCCAAGCCTTCGTCTCTACAATAGCGTAAAGCAACTCTAAAAACCAACTTTTTTGGATAATTTGCGTTGCTTCTTCGTTCTTATTGCCGTTTTTATCATATAAAGCAAAATTCTCAGCAACCGAACCGCTAAACCGTGTTTCAAGTGAACTGAAAACAACGTCATCTAAAATGGCGTTGTCGTATAAGTCGTAAAGAGGCACAAAGTTGTAATAAGGAGCTGTAAAACAGCTTTCAATCGCATTTTTCCAATCCGATAGTCCTACGTCTGTACGGTAGATTTTCTGCATCGTCCAGACGTTATTCTCAAACATTTTCATTTGTTGTTCTGTTTGTTTGAGCTCTTTTCTACTGCCAAAAAGTTTTTGAAAAATATTCATACGTTTCTTTGTTCTACTTTGTTGAATAAAATTGCTTTTGCTTCGCTATTGTCTGCTAATACACGTTTTTTGCTTTCAATCGGCTGTTTGCCGTCAGAAATACGCTCCAACAACGCAATAGTTTCCGTGTAATCCATTAAATCATCAGGCTTCTTGCGATTTGGCAGGCGTTTCCAGACGTTTCTTAAAGCAATAGAGATACAGCAATGCACGACTACTAAATCTCTATCATCGCCTCGTTTTGAAAAAATGTCATCTACATCATATAAAGTGCCCAAATAGCTTCGAATAAGAGCTATTGCAGAAGTTATTGCAGTTTGCAAGTCTATTGCACTGATGATGTCGTCTAAGTGCTCATCTTTTACGAATACTAACAAATCGTCTCTTGTAATGAATGACATTATCTTGATTTTTTAAATTGAAAATAATTACTT